AACGCAATCACCTGCGTCGTCATTTACTCCGGGAAGTTTTTAAGGCGGTGTAATAAATGGAATTAAGACCATATCAAAATGAAGCTAAATCAGCCGTTTTCCGCGAGTGGGAGAACGGCTGTAATAAAACATTGCTTGTTCTTCCGACAGGGTGCGGTAAAACAATAGTTTTTGCAAAAATAACTGAAGAATGTGTGCGAAAAGGTCAGCGTGTTTTAATACTTGCACATCGTGGGGAACTGTTGGAACAAGCGTCTGACAAGATTATGAAAACAACCGGCTTAGGTTGTGCAACGGAAAAGGCAGAGGAAAGCTGTATAGGAAGTTGGTACAGAGTAGTTGTAGGTTCGGTACAAACACTAATGCGTGAAAAAAGATTAAATCAATTCAAAAGTAATTACTTTGATACCATTATAATAGACGAGGCACATCATTGCATATCCGACAGTTACAGACGTGTATTAGACCATTTTTGTGACGCAAAGGTATTAGGTGTTACGGCAACACCCGACAGGGGCGATATGAAAAATCTCGGACAGGTTTTTGAAAGCCTTGCATATGAGTATACACTTCCCAAAGCTATTAAAGAGGGATATTTAAGTCCAATAAAGGCTCTGACAATTCCGTTAAAACTTGATTTGACAGGCGTAGGTATGCAAGCAGGGGATTTTAAATCAAGTGATATAAGTACGGCACTGGATCCGTATTTGTATCAGATAGCCGATGAGATGACAAAGCACTGCAAAAACAGAAAAACGGTTGTATTTCTGCCACTTGTAAAGACGAGTAAAAAGTTTAGAGATATTCTGAACGAAAAAGGTTTTAAAGCGGCGGAAGTAAACGGCGAAAGCAAAGAAAGAGCAGAAATATTAAATGATTTTGAAAACAATAAGTATAATGTGTTGTGCAATTCAATGCTTTTGACAGAGGGTTGGGATTGTCCCGATGTGGATTGCGTTGTCATATTAAGACCTACAAAAGTACGCAGTTTGTACAGTCAAATGGTAGGACGCGGAACAAGACTTGCACCGAATAAGGACCACTTACTTTTACTCGATTTTTTATGGCATACGGAACGACATGAACTGTGTCACCCTGCACATTTGATTTGCGAAAATGAAGAAGTTGCCGCAAAGATGACGGAGAATATCGAAAATGCGGGTTATCCTGTTGACATAGAAGAGGCAGAGGAAAAGGCAAGCGAAGATGTAGTTGCACAAAGAGAAGAGGCACTTGCAAATCTTCTTGCGGAAATGAAGAAACGTAAGCGTAAATTGGTTGATCCTCTGCAATTTGAAATGAGCATACAAGCCGAAGATTTATCGGGATATATACCGACATTCGGTTGGGAAATGTCACCTCCGTCAGACAAACAAATAAAGGTACTTGAAAAATACGGAATATTCCCTGATGAAATAGATAACGCAGGTAAGGCAACCAAACTGCTTGAACGATTGGAGAAAAGACGTGTGGCAGGACTTACAACTCCAAAGCAAATACGCTTTCTTGAAAGTCGAGGTTTTCAGCACGTTGGTGTTTGGGAGTTTGAAAAAGCAAAAAATCTTATTGACAGAATTGCCGCAAACGGTTGGCGAATACCATCGGGGATAAATCCGAGTGAATATTAAAGGAATTAAGATATGAACGATTATAATTTGACAGAAATTCTTGAATATATTGATCCGTCAACTTGCAGTTATCAAGAGTGGATAAACGTAGGTATGGCACTAAAACACGAGGGATATACGGTATCTGATTGGGATATGTGGAGTATGAAAGACGTAAACCGTTACCATAGCGGTGAATGTGCAAAGAAGTGGGCGACATTTCAAGGCTCATCTGCTCCCGTTACTGCCGGAACTATCATTCAAATGGCTAAAGAAAACGGATACCATTATGAAAATGTATCAGCCGAGCTTGATTGGGACAGTGAAATAGGTTCTAAAGACGAACTTGTTGTAGTAGACAGGAACTGGCTTGAACGCAGTGAGATACATATTCCCGAACAATGGAATCCGACAGAGCAGATTATCACATACCTCGAAACACTTTTTGAGCCGGACGAAAACGTAGGCTATGTTACGGAAAGTTGGGAACATGACGGAAAATTCTTGCCGTCAAAAGGCTGTTACGACAGAACGGCAGGTCAGCTTATAAAGGAACTGTACCAATGCAAAGGTGATATAGGCAGTGTACTCGGCGATTATAACAGCGAAGTCGGGGCGTGGATAAGGTTTAACCCTCTTGACGGTAAGGGCGTAAAAAATGAAAACGTAACGGAGTTCAGATATGCACTTGTCGAATCCGATACAATGGACATTTCGGCACAAAAAGCCATTATAACAGAATTGGAATTACCTGTTGCGGCACTCGTATACAGTGGCAAAAAGAGCCTGCACGCAATAGTAAAAATTGACGCGTCAACATATGAAGAATATAAAAAACGTGTTGATTATCTGTATAACGTGTGTAATAAAAACGGATTGAAACTTGATATTCAGAATAGAAATCCGTCAAGATTATCGCGTATGCCGGGCATAATGCGTAACGGTAAAAAACAATATCTTCTTGATACCAATATAGGTAAAGAAAATTGGAATGAGTGGCGTGAATGGATTGAAAGCGTGAATGATGATTTGCCCGATCCGGAAAGTATGGCGGACGTGTGGGATAACTTGCCCTCTCTTGCACCGCCGCTTATTGACGGAGTTTTAAGACAGGGACATAAAATGCTTATAGCAGGACCGTCAAAGGCAGGTAAATCATATGCACTTATAGAATTGTGCTGTGCCATTGCAGAAGGAAAGAAATGGCTTGAATGGAACTGTACACAAGGCAGAGTGATGTATGTTAATCTTGAACTCGACAGAGCAAGTTGTCTGCACCGTTTTAAAGACGTTTATACCGCACTCGGCATAACACCAAACAACTTATCCAACATAGATATATGGAACTTAAGAGGACGCAGTGTGCCGATGGACAAGCTTGCTCCAAAGCTTATACGCAGAGCAAGTAAAAAGAATTATATAGCGATTATAATTGACCCGATATATAAGGTTATAACAGGTGACGAAAACAGTGCAGACCAAATGGCTCATTTTTGTAATCAGTTTGATAAAGTATGTACAGAACTCGGCTGTGCGGTGATATATTGTCATCATCACAGTAAAGGTGCTCAAGGCGGTAAAAGAAGTATGGACAGAGCTTCGGGTTCGGGTGTGTTTGCACGTGATCCAGACGCACTTATCGACCTTGTAGAACTTGAATTGAACGACGATATATTAAAACAGGAAAAGAATAAGGCAATATGTAAAGTATGTGAGGGTTGGTTGTATAAATACGATAAACTGTATCATGCGTCACAAGACGATTTGTGCAGTGAAACTCAAATGCTTGCATTGTGTCGAGAATACCTTGAAAACGACGCTTACGAGTGCGTTATAGAAGATGTAGGTAAGGCAAGAAAAACGGTTGAAAGCCGGAGTGCGTGGCGTATAGAGGGTACGCTTAGAGAGTTCCCAAAGTTTGCGCCTGTAAACCTGTGGTTTAAATATCCTGTTCATAATATTGATAATATCGGTGTGCTGAAAGATATTGCGGTTGATGACGGAATGCCTACTTGGAAGAAGAATTTTGCTAAAAAGAAAACAGACGCAGAACGTAAAACCGAGCGTAAAAATTCTCTTGAAACGGCATTTGAAGCGTGCGGAATTGATGATAAAGTGACAGTAAAAGCAATGGCAGAATATATGGGAGTGTCGGAAAAAACAGTCAGAAGACGACTGAAAGAACACGGCGGATTTTGGATTGATGAGGGTCAAATCGGTAAGAAATAAGAGGGACAAATAGGAAAACTGTCCTGTCCCGATTGTGAGGTCAAAATCGAAAAATGTCATTGTGTCTTTAAGGACAGACAATTCGGGACAAAATCGACTTTGACCGTAGGGACAGACAAACTATATATACTACGTATATATAAAGGTTTCCCTTTCCCTAAGGTCAGGGGGAAGTAGTTGTGCGACAGCTTACGCACAACAACTCCTTCCCCTTACTGACTGACAAAGCAAAAATTTCAGAACAGACACAAAGTAAATAAATGGAAGTGAGAAAATGAAAGTACAATTTTTTATGGCAATGATACCGCCGACAAAAACGTATCAAGAAAAAAAGGTTGCAGTCGTAAAAGGTAAGCCGGTATTTTATGAGCCGCCGGAAGTTAAAGCGGTAAGAGAAAAACTTGCGGCACATCTTTCGCATTACGCACCTAAAAAGATGTTTGAAAAGCCTGTGCGTATGGTGACAAAGTGGTGCTTCCCTAAAGGCAAGCATTCGGACGGTGAGTATAAGGCAACAAAACCCGATACGGATAACTTACAGAAAATGCTTAAGGATGTTATGACGGAAGTGGGATTTTGGAAAGATGACGCACTTGTGGCAAGTGAAATAACAGAAAAGTTTTGGGCGGAGCAGACGGGCATATTTATAAGCATTGAGGATTTGTGATATGGATATTCTTGAAGTAAAACAAAATCTTAATAAAACGGTTTATTATTCGGATTTTTATAATATCCCCGAACCGACACCGTTTATCCTTAATGCGTGTATCGCAAGAAAAGACCCGAGAGGATTTTTGAAATATTCACTTGAACTGTTGGACAAAACCAAACACGCAGTAATTATTGTGCCGATTGAAAAAGTAAAATTGAAAATTGAATGAATGAGGAGTAAAAAAATGCGAGAGATACTATTCAGAGGTAAACGTATAGACAATGGGCAATGGATAACGGGCGGTATATTTCAGCAAAAAGCTGATGATGTCAAAGATGAAGTAGTGTATATAATTGATAATTCATCAAATGATGTTGACTGGGCACATAGGGTTATACCTGAAACAGTAGGACAATTTACAGGAGTTACCGACAAAAAAGGAAACCGAGTCTTTGAGGGAAGTATATTCCGATATGAACCGCATTTCACAACGGAGAAAGCGTGTTTAGGAATAGTTAAATACAGAAATACATACGACAGACAACGTGCGTGTAATGACTGTGGTTTTGTCATAGAGTGGCAACATGAGCCGTTATTGACGCTACGAGAAGATTTATTATACTGGTGCGGTGACGGGAAATCAGCCAGTGTTATAGGCAATATACACGATATGAATGATAATCCCGAATTGTTTGAGGAATAAAAAATGAAAGAATGGAAAGTCAAAAAGAATGAATTTGGAGAAGAATGGCACGAACTTCGTTTTAGCCCATTTTATGAAGATGATGAGGTAATTGCGAGCTTTGTTCAAGATGAAATGGATGATGAAGCATTTTATTATATATCAAAAGAATTAAGTGCAGACGATGACCTATTGTGGGCTGATAGTATAGATGACGCAAAGCAACAAATCGAAGAAATGCTAATTGAGCATTGGAAAGATGAGATTGAATATTTAGAGGACAGATTAAAGGAATTTCAAGAAATTTCAAGAAAAATAAAAGTTACACGTTGTGAGGGAGAAGGTCAAGGTTCTTGTAAAAGATGTATTGATAAAGGCACATGGAATCAAATGTGGATGAGTTCTCTATACAAAATAGAAGGACTTGAAGGCTGTTATTGTGCAAAATGTGTAGATGAAATAATGAAGGAAATGAAATGAGATTTTTTCAAGTAGAAGAAATCCGAAAGATATTATAAATGTACAGAAGTGTGACAACCATACTTATTATTGGTTAACTACAAACGGATTAAAGTGGTTAGGACGACAACTTAATATAGTTATAAAAGAAGACGGAAAGGGGAATTAAAATGATTTGTAACAACAAAAAATGCGTATTCCATAAAGGAGAAACAGAGTGCCTATTACCGAAAAACGAAAATTTTCAAGTTACGATGAATGACAGAGTAATATCGTGTCTTAATAATATTAAAGACGAAAACGACTTGTCGGCAGAAGGTAAAAAAAAATTGAAAAGGTTGAGAAGTAAGGAGGGGATGTAAATAATCGAGATA